CGCTGATACCTTGCTAATTCTGCCATAGCTATCCTCTTGATTTTTTGCGCTGTCCACTTTCAAATAAGGTGGCAGCTGCGCTGGCATAACCATATTCTCTGGCCGACTTGCCGGACTCTAATAACGATTGTTTTGTCATTGCTAAATTAGCTGCACCCATAGACTGATCATATTCAAATTTCTCTACATCTTGAGCCATCATATTGGCCGAGGATCCTTCAAATGCACGAACACCCTGGGCACCTCTAACTGCGTTCTGCGTTGCTAGAGCTGCAAGTATTCTGGTTTTTCTTTGGATCTCACGATCCTTGGCGGCAAACTCTTCTCTCTCAGCATCTCGTTTGTATGCTTGTTGTTTAGCTTGACCAGCTCTTATACTGGCAATCGCTGAAATAAACGCTCCCATCTATACCTCCACTTCCAAACCTACACCAAGTAACGTCATTGGTGTTGGATCTGCTTGAGTGATCTCGACTTGAGCTAAATTGGTCCACCCTAATAAATACATTTCCTTTATCCCGGTGTAAGGAGTTGGCGCACTGCCCAAAGTTAAACCAAAGTTTCGATCAATAAATCGATTACCATTAATACTAATTCCTAAAGATTGATATACATTTGGCACCACTTTTACAATTCGTTTTTTCCTGGTCAGAGTTGGTCCGTCCTGGAAGTCCATATTGATCGGCATCGTCGTAATACTGGTGGTGTAGTTCAATCCAACTTCAATAACAGTGGCATTTTCTGTTAGGGTAATTGCTCCCGTTGCCGGAGTGGCATCATCATAAATAGCTCCATCGGCCCGCACTCGACAAGCCTCGCCATTTAAGTGAGCTAATCCTGTTACTGCTGTTCCCGGTGCTCCCAGCGTCACTGTTTTATTGGCATCGGTATAAGTATCGACATCCAATTGTTCCAGGTAACGAACTATTACTCCGTTGATGGTCCTTTTGACCAGAAAATATATCTCGTCAACAACCACCGCTACACTCTCAACTTCTCCATTTGTAGTCCATTTTGTCCAACCACTAACTTCTTGCGCTCTAAGGGTATTAAATACGGCTACAGAGCCGTCTGCATTAACGAAATAGACGTAGTTAGCATCATCACTAGCGGTACCCTTGGAGACATCCATATCAACCGGAGAATTAAGTAAATGGGAAGCTAATAAAGAAACCGTCCCGGAGGTGTAAGCGTCCTCAGTATAGGAAAATAAAAACTCTCTCACTGACTTACCGGTACGATCTATAAATATGACCGATCCGTCAATCATTTTTGGTGGTATGGAGGTCGATCCATATAAGGTTTGTCTTTTTACGGCAACTTTAGCGGGAGTGATTGGCGAGTCTTGAATTGAGAACTCACCACCGGTAGTAAATACATTTAGATGACGGCCCGCATAAACCGATGTTACTGCATTGACCTGATCAGTGTCCAGGGTAACATCGATACCTTCATCGTCCAGACCTGTACCTACAGCATAATTATAAAAATCATTGGTCTTGGAGCCCCATAATGTCTGCGGGCGCGACAGCGATCCACCAAACCAAAGCCTACTCTGGTAGAAAGTGGCACTCTTCGGCCATCCCCTACTAACGGACCACACATCCTCGACACTAATAACTAGATCATCGTCTGTATGCTCTGCTGCGGTTGAGCCGTTCTGTGCTCTAGTACAGCCGGTAAAGGTATCGGGACCGGTTGTAACACCAGTATAGCTGATCACCTCACTATTAATTTGGATCTTCCCGGCAGCCGCAAAACCAGCGGTACTATCAACTGTAATTGTTGTGGCTGACTCGTTTAGATCACCACTCAAGGGAGTTGAATCGCCTTCATAATCATATTGCGGAATATTGGTTAAGCTTATCGTCGATAAAGTCCAGGACGTATGTACAGATCCTCTGACTAATTTTCTTGGCTGGTGGTCCTTATGGACCAGAATCATGGTATCAGCAGATTGTGTCCATTGCAGCTCGAATAGTTGTGCTGTAGTGTAGGGTGTTACGACATTTGCCTGGTGAACACCATCTTTATAGATCGCGACACTTAGATTGGTAAAGACCATTAAATAAGTTTGTTCGACATTAAAGGCGAATGAGGCGAGCCGCGCTTCGGCATTTATTGTAGCTACATATTTAAAACCTGGCCTTCTTTTAACTCCCCCTTGAGGCATAGTCATAACATTGATAGCTTCTGCTGCACCCTGGTAAAAATGTTTTATATCGGATCTAGCCGAAAGCCTGGGATCCAACACACCAGAATTAAACGTAGTCTGTAGGGAAATAACTTTCGGCATTATTTCCTCACTTCAATAAAAGGTGAATCTACTATTGGTGAAGGTGGACGAGCTTGTGCATCGACAAACCTCGCTCTTCTTAATTGTGAGTCATACATACGACTATACTCTTCAGCTTTGGAAGAGTTGTCGGTAACTGGAATAGCAAAAATAGAGGCCAGGTTAAATTCTAATAATCTAACGAAATAACTTGGCAATTGCGATTCATCCGGCTTAAAGATAAAATCCAAATCAACTGTTGATGCGTTTGCGTAGATCTTATCTTCGTAGATCTCATAATCTACTTTTGGGTAAACTTTTGTTGCGACAATATAATTAGCCGGTAATTGAAAAGCATAGGTCCATTCGTTTTGTGGTGCCGCTGTTAGTCTGCTTAATGAGGCCTTACCAGACGCGAATCTCCATCTATGTAAGGATAATAAGTTTTCATACGTTGTGTTATAAAGTGCATACGCAGTATTTGCCCCAGCACCTCCATCTGTAAATGACGCAATCGGTCCATGACCGATAAGGTTGAGCGCATTGGAACAGATCTCAATTGCTGTTGCCATAATTTACCTCTTAAAAATGGCAGCCAACTTAATTAAAAGCCGCTGCCATTTTGTTATTTTTATAACACTTACACCTAGTCTGTATCTGCTGCGGTTACAACTAAAACGTCGTTCACGTCAACATCAGTGCCGTCATTAGCAGATACTAGATATAATCCAGCTGCCAACGTGCCACCTGTTGAAGTGTTCGCTATAATTATATCGCCCACAGTAAGATCAGCAACCGCGCCATTAAAATAGCTCGCGCTATCAACCACCGCAGTCGCGTCAGTTGTAGAGTAAGTCCATAATGTAGGTGCGTCGCTGTTGCTTGGACCAATACGGTGTAAATTTGGATGTGAATATGCCATAATTTATTCTCCTATTATTGGTAAGAAACAGAAACGATACCGTCACCATCTCTGGAAACAGAACCGGCTTTCATCACACCATTACATAACCAGGATGTTTTTTGTGCAATGTAGTTCACATCTGTTGATATATCAAGACCGATAGCTAAACCAACTGCGCTCTTGTGCCATGCAAATCCTTCCCAAGTGGAAGCTGCATAAGGTAAACCACCTTCAGTTCGAGACTCGATAATGTGCCATTGGAAACCCATATATGTATTTAGATCTCCAGCCATTAAAGCCTTTACAGTGTTGTAGTCCGAGCTAGTTGTAGTTGATAAGTTAAGCATATCTTCAAGACCGTCCGCAGAAACCGCTATATGGCGATCACCACTTGGAACCCCTTTGTCGTTAAGGTGTTTTGAAGATGTGATAACCTTGGCTAGTGTCATACCACCACCACCATGAGCAATTGTTCCGGCAGGTGAAGATTCAGCTCCTAACGCATCAATGATAAGCTGATCTAGTCTGCGTCCGAGTGCTCCTGCGATAGTTTGTGCTAACTCAGTTTTCTCGTCGAAGTTTACTTCAGCTTGATCAAAAATATCAGTGTACTCAGGCGCGTTCCAATTACCTAGTGTACAACTGATAAGGCTATGACTAACATCCATCGGTGTAACATCCGCTTGACTAGGTTTCTGATTTGCTAAACCTTTGCCCATTTTGCGGAATTTATATATGTCACCAACCACATTATTGCGGACGGTAACTGTATCACGAAGCGAACCTGCGGTCTGAAACGCGTGTTTCACCTCGCTATCGAATAGCTGCTGAGCAGCTGATGATAAGTTTTTAGACATAATGTCTCCCTAATTAAATTAATTTTCATGCCGGGTGTCCGCACTTACGGGCCGATAGTCCTGCTGGCATGGGCCTTTAATTAAGGGTGTCCATTATGTAGGATTTCATTATTATAAGATACATTTTGTTACTTGTGCAACAATTTGTAGCTTTTTTTTAAATAAAGCTGCTTACGGCAGCCACTCGCACTTTGACTACTCGCTAGGGTAAAGGAGAAAATATTGGAGAGAAC